TGCCATTAATGGCCTCCGCGCCCAGATGACACAGCAGTTCGGGACAAACAACCCGAGCGTCATGGCAGGTCAGACCGGAGCGGGGACGCCTTCGGGCTACCGAACCACAGCGGAGATGACAAAGGATATGTCCGACCCCCGCTACCAGAACGACCCCGCCTTCACGCAGGAGGTCTACCGCAAGCTGCAGAACAGCAGCCTGTTTTAACTTCAGCCGAGCGGCTTCCCTCATGGGAGGCCTTATTTTTTTTTGTCTTTTCTTTAGAAAGAAGGAGATACCAACATGGCAAACGTAACTATTGCAAACCCGATGGCCGACCGCGGCGTCATCACACCCGAAGAGAAGAAGCTTGCCCTTGCCCTCAAAGTCTTTGCGGGCGAAACCCTGACCGCCTTCCAGAAGGCGTCCGTCACGCATGGGCACGCCCTTGAACGCTCCATTTCGAGCGGCAAGAGCGCACAGTTCCCTGTGTTTGGCCGTACCAAGGCACACTACCTGAAGGCAGGTGAGAGCCTTGACGACAAGCGCGAGAACATTCAGCAGTCCGAGCGTGTCATCAAGCTTGATGGCCTGCTCACGGCAGACACGCTGATCTTCGATCTTGATGAGTTTATTGCTCATTATGACTTCCGCTCGCCGTATGCTGCTGAGCTCGGCAATGCCCTTGCTCTCAGCTATGATGCTTCCGTCCTTGCAGAGTGTGCGAAGGAAGCGCTCAACACGCAGGAGAACGTCGCAGGTAACGGCCTCGGCGGCGTCATCGAAAAGACCATCGCCGGAAACCCGGGGATTGACCGTGATACGGGCAGTGCCATCTATCAGGTACTGCTCGAAGCAAAGGCAAAGATGGCGAAGAACTATGTACCGGCAGGCGACCGCTACGCCTACATCACGCCGGAGTTCCACTCGGCACTTGCATCCGCACTTGAGTTCCTCAACCGCGACTATGGCGCAGGCGGTTCGATCACCGAGGGCAATGTCATTCGCCTCGCGGGCTTTGATGTCATTGAGTGCCCGCACATCACGCGTGGCGGCGATGACAACGCGAACGTCATGCAGGGCAACGGGCATGTGTTCCCGGCAGCCTATGCAGACAAGAACCCTATTGTCATCTGCCACAAGACGGCTGTGGGTGTCCTGAAGCTGAAGGACCTCTCTATGGAGCAGGGCCGCCGCATTGAATATCAGGCAGATCAGCTTATTGCAAAGATGGCTGTCGGTATGGGCGGGCTTCGTCCGGAGAGTGCATTCCTCGGCATCGTCAAGAAGCAGTGAGCGCGTCTCTTTTATAAGCAGGAGGGAGGGGAGATTCCTCTCCCTTTTGTCTTTGCAATTATAACTCAATACCTAACTTCGTATTATAAGGAGGAAAGACATAATGCTCACAGCAACCAGTAAACTTGATGCCATCAACACAATCCTCTCCTCCATTGGGGCAGACCCCGTGAACACCATTGATGAGGAGATCGACGTTGATGTAGCAAATGCCGTCCGCATCATGGACCGTGTGTCCCGAGACATTCAGCGTCAGGGATGGGATTTCAACACCTATGCGTTGACGCTCTCGCCGGAAGCATTCACAAGCCGTATTCCGTGGATTCCTACAATCATATCATTCAAAGCAACAGACGGCGGGACATACGCCAAACGAGACAACTACTTCTTTGATGTCGTGCAGCAGACTTATACATTTACACACGACATTCAACTCAGCGCTATTATGGCGATTGACTTTGATGACCTGCCTGATTGCTTCCGCAACTACATCGCGGCACGGGCTGCTTTGACATTCCAAGCACATTTCATGGGAGATGCTTCCTTGTCACAGGACCTTACGTATGCTGCACAGGAAGCCTATCAAGATATTGTGTCTTATGACATGCACATGGGGGATTACAACATGCTCAACTATATAGGCGTTTCGCCGGTACTGGAGAGAAGCTGATGCTCTATTCACAACAAATCAAAAACCTTGTCTCAGGCATCTCCCAACAACCGCCGATTCTGCGCCTCCCGGAGCAGCTTGAAGAGCAGATCAATGGCTTTTCCACAGAAGCGAGCGGCCTGCAGAAACGACCGCCCACCGTCTTTTTGGCAAACCTCTCTGATAAGATCGGGGAGACACATACACCGCTCATGCACTTCATCAACCGTGATGAGCACGAGCGCTACATCATGTACTTTTACAACGGCCATCTGGACATCTTCGGACTGGATGGGAGCAAGAAGAGCATCACCATCAAAGATGACCCATCCTATCTGAACGTCACCAACCCGAGGAAAGACCTGCGTGTCATCACCATTGCAGACCATACCTTCATCCTCAACAGGAATGTCAAGGTACAACTCACGGACGAAAAGACCCCTGATGCATTCAACATACAAGGGGCTCTTGTCCATGTGAAGCAGGGGCAGTACGGACGCACCTATCGCATTTGGGCAGATGACAAACTTGTCGCATCCTATGAGACACCGGACGGCAGCGATAAGTCCCACACAAAGATGATTGACACCAACTTCATCGCGACAAGGCTTGCCGAGGAAGCACGAAAGGCGGGCCTTACCGTAGATGTTGGCAATACATGGCTTCGGCTGCATGGCACCAAAAAGATTGCGACGCAGGACGGCTTCAACAATCAGGCGCTTATCGGCACCGTAGGTCATATTCAGAAATTCTCCCTGCTCCCCGAGACCGCTCCCGACGGCTTTATTGTCAAAGTTGCCGGAGACCCGAAGGGGAATAACGCAGGAAGCTACTATGTCAGTTATGATGCGTCTGAAGGTGTCTGGAAGGAGTGTGCCGCCCCCAATATCCCCATAGCGATTGATGCCTCCACCATGCCCCACGCCCTTATCCGGGAGAGTGACGGCAGCTTTACATTTTGCCGTAAAGAGTGGGGGAAGAGAACCGCAGGGGATGAGAACAGCAACCCGCTTCCGTCCTTCATCAATCAGACCCTCAATGACATTTTCTTCTACCGCAACCGCCTCGGTGTGCTCAGCGGGGAGAATGTCATCCTCTCTGAGAGCGCAGAGTACTTCAATTTTTGGATGACAACCGCAAATGACATTCTAGATACTGACTGTATCGACGTGCCGACAACAACCACGCGCATCAACATCCTCAACTTTGCCGTCCCCTTCAATCAGAGCCTTTATTGCTTCTCGGACACAACGCAGTTCACGCTTTCTTCCGATACTGTGTTGTCTCCGAAGAACTGTGCTCTGGTGGAGGTCACAGGCTTCAACGCATCACCGACCTGCCGGCCGATCGTCGCCGGGAAGAACCTTTACTTTCCCGCAGAACGTGCGGAGTATACCTCTATTAAGGAGTATTACAACGTACAGGACATTGCAGACATCAAAAACGCACAGGACATCACCTCGCATGTAGCGAGCTACATCCCGAACGGTGTCTATCAGATGGTCGTAAATACAAACGAGAATATCATGCTCTTTCTGACAGAGGGAGACACACATTCTGTTTATGTTTATAAATACCTCTTTTTGAATGAGCAGCGCGTGCAGGCCTCGTGGAGCAGATGGCGGATGAGTGGTAAGGTCTATGGGGCTTTCTTCATATCATCTTCCTTGTATGTTCTCCTAGATCGCGGGGGAAAGCATATTTTAGAGCGGATGGATTTCACTGAGAATACAAAAGACTTCCCGCAGAAGGAACCGTATCGTGTATATCTGGACAGCAAACTAATTGCTAAGCACGGTAAATACGACGCAGCCTTCGACTGCACAGAATATAATATCCTGCAAGAGTACGACTGTACGGGCCTTACGGATATAGACGCAGTGGGCTATGTACTTCCAAACGGTAAATATGAAGTCGTTCCACGCAGTGAACTCGCAGAAGGCAATAAGATATATGTGACAGGAGACCATACAAAAGAGCCTGTTGTCTTAGGTATTCCTTACTGTTTCCATATTCAGCTCGGGACCATTTACATCAGGCAGGAAGATCGCAGCGGCGGTCTGAAAGCCGTCACCAATGGGCGCCTGCAGATTCGCAGCATCGACCTCAATTACAGTGAAACAGGTGCCTTTGTGGCAAAGGTCAAAAGCCACCATCACACCTATACATATACAATGACAAATAAAGAGATCGGTCAGATGGTATTTGGAGCAGTTACATTTGACACAGGGAGCTTCCGCATCCCCGTACAGGCGCTGAATACCGCTTATGAATTGACCATTGAATCAAACATGCCGTTTCCCGTGTCGCTGATTGGCTTCATGTGGAAGGGCAGCTTTGTGCCCAGAACGAAAGGAGTGTAAACATGGGTGTAGCATTTACCTTAGGCTCTTCGCTTCTGGGTGTCTATTCCCAGAATAAGGCACTCGAAGCACAGGGAAGAGCCAACCGCGAGACAGCCCGCAGTATGGTTCAAAGCATGAACTACAACCTTCAGAATTTGGAGCAGGAACGCCGTGACATCTTTGAAGCAACTGTGCAGGAACTGGAACGCACACAGATGCAGGGCAGACGCCTTTCTTCGTCCGTCAATGCTGCAGTGAATGAGGGATTGTCCGGGGGTGGGCGTACCGCCTCCCTCCTCATGCGCAGTAGTGAGGCAGACACTAATAGAGCAGCACAGAGCGTCAAAGACAACTATACCAAACGGAGCAACGAGATTGATCTTAACAAGGAAGCAGCACTCCTCAATACAAGGGCACAGATACGTTCCATTCGAGAAGTACAGAAACCGTCCTTCCTCGGAACCCTTGTGTCTCTTGGTACGGCGTACCTCGGAGCAAAACAGGAGCAGGAGAAGATCAAACTCATGCGTGCCCAGGCAGGTGTAGGAAACGAGAAGCCTGTTATGGGAACGGGCGGTGTTCACTTCAACTGGGATGTCGCCAACCAGATTTACAAGGCATCCTATCAGCCCTTCCAGTTCAGCAGCCTCCTCGGGCCTATTAGTCCGAAGCAGACAAAGTTTACCTTTGACGTGCCAAACCCGTTCAGTCAAGACAAACAAACCATCAATTACTTCTAAAAGAAGGAGGAAATAAATGCCAACAGCAATCTCAGGGGCGATCGGCACCGCACGGCAGTTCACACCGCAGCCCGATGCCGGCTACGTCGGACGCTACGCAGGTGTCTCCCCCTCTTCGATCAACGCCTCCTTTAATCGGAGCGAGCAGCTTTCCCAGAACATAATGCAGCTCTCAGCCGCTCTCAGCAGTTATCGTGTGTCTCACGAAAGCTATATGAGTGACATGGGCAGTATTGAGGCACAACGGATGATTCAAGGCGAGAGCGAAGAGAGCATTCGGAAACTCAACGCCATTGATGCCGCACAGCAGGAGGGCTTTGCCGACAGTCTCAGCAACCCCTATTTCAAGGCAAACGCTGAGCGCCTGCGCGGCGGTTTTTTGTCTACCGTCATGAAGAACCAGTATGACGAAAAGTATGCCTTAACGCCGGCCCGAACCGCACAGGAAGAGGCTAATCGTTACAACCAGTTCGCAAAAGACTGGCAGAAAGAGAACCTTGAAGGGGACAGTGCTCCCGTCAACATGACCGCCTTTTCGACAGGCTTTAATGAAAATCAGCTCATCAACATGGGCAACCTCATGGCGACATGGGAGAAGAAGAATTACGAGAATGAAGTTACCACAACAATGGCATCCGTGCAAAGTCAGCTCGGAGATGTCATTAAGGAGGCTCCGGAGCTGTTAAAGTCCAATGGACTTGTAACACAGCGCGTGCAGGAAATCTTCAATAATGTACGTCTGATGGGTCTCCCGGCTCAGTACCGCGCCAAACTCCTCAATGATTTTGCCGAGGAATTTATCAAGACAGGCCATATCGACGGCACTCGTCTTTCGCAAATGATGGACAACATCACCATCCAAACGAACTTCGACGGTACGGAAATGAAGGCCTCACAGCTTCTTGACATGATGTCTTTTAAGACAATGGCAAGTGAGTACAGTGCCCAGTTCCATACACAGGAGAAGTATGACTGGGTGGAAGCACAGCGCAAGACCGGCAGTCTCAAAGGCGCTCTTGCTGAAATAGCAGAGTGGAGACAAACAGACCCTGAAAAGGCCCGCGAATATAATAAACTCATCCCCACCATTAAAGCAGGCATTGAGCATGATGAAGCCGAACGAGCAGCAGAGATGCGCCGTCGGATGGCGGCCACAGGACGGACAAGAAGCGGCGGTGGGAACCGTAGCATCACCGACCCCGCTGCAGCGAGTGACATCATCTCCGCTTGGGTGAACGGCAATGATATTGTCAACGGACTTCCTGTCAAGACATATACCATAGATAAGGACATTCTTTATGGCACAGCCCTTCCCCTTTTACAGCGCTTCGTTGGAGAAGGGAACTGGGACAGCACTTATCGCCTGATGGATATGCCGCAGCTGAGCGGGATGCGGGAATCGTTCTCTACATCTCTTGCAAACATTCTCAGCTCGATCATGCCGACCGATGATGGCGGTGTAAACATTGGAAACAATGAGCAGATACGCTCCTTTGTAGGAGGTATCATCAACAATCCCGCTGCTGTTGCCAACACCTTCGGCGGTGATCTTGCTCGTGAGGCATACACGCTAAAGACACTGATTACCTCCTTTGGTGGAGGAGACACAGGAATGCAGCAGGGGCTTCGCCTTTATGCAGAGGCACATCAAACAGCACGTCTCAACCCGGATGTGCACAAGGCGAATGCAGAGGCTGCAGAAGATCACATGCTCGGCTTTACGATCGACAATGTACCTTCTGCGAATGGTAGTACGGATTGGGCTGACTTCGGTTTATCTGCAAACCAATTCGTCGCAAATGACATTCAAAAGTTCTGGACAACACTCTATGATGCTAATTATGACCCTGAACGCGCTCTTAGTGCA